GAAATTTGATAATACTCGACATCAACGAGATGATACATGGTTTGGCGAATCTTTTATTGAATGGGATAACGAAAAATACATATTAGGTGATTTAAAAGAATTAGAAATTGCTTATGATGCATTAAAGCGTGAATTTAATCTTATGAGATCTACTTACGGGTGAAATATATGAGTAAAATATGGCCATATGATAAAGACTGGTATGCACATGATGACATAAATGCACCAAAAGGATGGAATAGTTATTTGATTACTTGGCAAGAATGCTGTGGAATTATGCATACTTGTGAAATATATGAAACATCTGTTGAAAATGCATTAGTCTGGTTTGGTCAACTACATCCAGTTCAGAAAATAAATATTGTTTCAATAGAAAAGACTGGAGAAAACATAGCTTAATAAAAATACAAATTTTATTTTCCAAAAATTATATATACTTTATAACATTGAACAAGACGCATGGCTTTTAGACCATGCGATATTTTATTTTTTATAAGTGAGGTATATATGATTAGACCAGTAGTACAAATCGTCAGATTTTACGTAATTAATCAGGGTATCACAAGCAGAAGTATTGAAAGCTTGATGGATAATCCAAATTATAATCCGTTATTGAAACATTGTGTTAATACAATTAAACATCATCCTGATTGGGCTATTGACCAATGCAGATATTATAGGGACCAAATTGATAAGAGAAAATTCAGATTTGATTCTGGTTCTTGGGCGATGGATATTAGAGATGAGGATTTGCCTAAAGGAACAGTCGTGGAACCATTTGTGTTGAAACAGGCATTTTTAGATATCATTAATTGGATTAATAAAAATCGTCCGATATTTACACAACGAATAGAACAAGAAGAAAAATTTAGACTTGAATAAAAAATACCAGCATTTTAAATGCTGGTTTTTTATTATAAATAATATAAAAATAAAACTCTTTAAAGGAAATAACATGAAAGATACATTTAAGGCATATTTAGCCCAACAGAAAGCTGATAACAAGTATATGACAGCTCCTTCTAAAGAATTACTTGGCGAAGGTATTTTTGCTAATAAAAAATATGATTGTTATGCTGCAATGTTGGATTTCGGTAGTGAATATATGACTAAAGCATTGGCCAATGTTTTAATCAACGATTATAAAAAGACAGCTGGAACGGACCCTATTAAACATATTATTAATTTGAGTTCGGATGATTTCAATGCAAAATTAAAAGAAAAACTTGTTGAAATACTTTCAGAAATATCAAAATCGTCTAAAAATCTTAAAACTTTATTCGGATTAGGTAAAGAAAGTTCAGCTCTTGCATATATTCAAACTGAAAGTAATGATGAAGCCGAATCTACCATTCTTAAATATATTTTCTTTAAAGCATCGGGTAATCAACCAAAAGCATATGCGGAAAGATTTAAAGATGAAATAGGTCGTAATTCTAAAATTTCCATTCTTAAAAACTGTGTAGATATCGTTTCTGAAACATATTATAAAGAAGATATTCAGAAAAAAAGAAAGGGCAGTGATTTTCTTAAATTTTTTAAGCCGGAAGACTATAAAGATGAACTTATTAACGATAATTTTACGATAACGATTATTAATAAATTACAGGATAAAGTTAAATCGTATTTGACCGATATTGACGAAAAGAATCAGCGTGGAAATTTAATTTCTGTTTATTCTATTCCATTCAAAATTGACGATAAGTTGATTAATGAAGTTGCACAAAATAACAATAATATCAGTGATTTTTATAAAGCGCTTACAGAAAAAATCAACAATGAACTTGTTAATGCATTAAAACAGGTATCGAAGTTGGAAGATTATATTGGATTTATTCCGACAAAAACTTATGGTATGAATCTTTATTTCAAAGATAAAGATACGGCAATGGATTTAGCAGAAAAATTAAATCAAGATAGTGAAGGAAGAGTAAACGAAAGAAAGAGATATGAAAAGAAAATATCTAAACTTTATCAATTACTCGATCCAAATCCGGACTTGAATTCTTTGTCGCATCCTGAAACTAACGGTGACGACTTTTTCAGGGGAACATTATTTGCAAGAACACATGTTGCCGAACTTATTAAAGAAAAATTCCCTACTGCGGAAGACCAGCTTGTAATTTATCAATATGTTATTAAATATGATAATGACGAATTAAAGAATTTCTTACATAATTTTAAATTAGATATAGAAAGCGATGAAATTCGTTCAGACGTTAAACAAAAATTACAGCTTGTACTTGATAATTTACAAAAAATTTATGCTGATGAACTTGTTTCTATATCGTCTGAAGGTTCCAATCTTATTTTCTTCTTTAGAAAAGACGCAAAAATTGATGCTGTCAGGGCAAGAATCGCTACAGCCATGTCTTGCGAAATAGCTAAAATTAAAGTTATCAAGACAGCTATGACAAAGAAGGAAGTCGATACATTTAAATCTAAAATTTCTGATTTAGAAGATCTTGAATCTTTCTATAAAGCAGTCGAGAAACTTAATGGTGAAACCGTTAAACTTATTAAAGGCGACATTATTTTAAAAGAAGAAGTTATTAAAGAATTAGTCAATGATACTTATCAAGACCAGGTTCTTGACTTACTTCTCGGTATTACAAAAAGCGCTGAAAAGTCAGACGGATTTGCTGGTATTATTATTACTGGAAAAGATAAAGGAATCATTGAAGTTTATTTCAAAGATACTGAATCATATACTGCTGGTAAGAAATTTATTTTACAAGAATATGACAAATATATTGAAAAATTCAATGATACCGGCGATTCTGTAGAATTGACTAGGGCAGACGCTAAGAAATTAAATAATATTATTCAGCCGGATAATATTAAAGAATATTTTGAAAAAATTCTTAAGAAAAAACGCGATGAGGAATCAAAAATTGCTGAGGAAAATGCAAAGCAGTTAACATCTAAATTAATTATTCCAATAGATGCACAAAAATTTTATAAACTTGATGTCAGCGATATTTTATCAGCGGATAAATTATTACAAATTTCGTTAGCAGAAAACTTTAAGTCCAATTTTAGACGTAATTTATTGGAATCTATTAATATGATTAATGAAAAATCAAAAATTGTTTCTGCAACTGAAATAATTAATAGACTTCAAACATGGTGGGAAAATAAAGGTAAACAAGGAACAATCGAAGAATATATTAATGAAGCAGAAGATTCTATTAAAGCTAAAGAAATTTCGTTAGTAACTGGATTATTTGACGAAGCATGGGAACACTTTGCAATTCTTCTTAAAAATAAAATTACTGAAAAGGCAGGCAGAGACCAGTCAGATAAAGAATTTAGTTATAGATTATCTGAAGATTCATTAAGAATGGCTGCATCGGAACGTGTCGGTAATTATCTTACAAGATTTATTAAAATGTATAAAATGCCTAATATTTTAGCTAAAACAATTAAAGGTTCTGGTAATATAGAATTAGAATTTAAAAAACCAGAAAAAATTCAATAAAATAAAAACCAGGATAATTACCTGGTTTTTCTTTATATAAATAATGTTTTTATATATTCTTTTATTTTATCTTGATTATTTATCCAATCAAATTCTTTTATTCTGATAAGTTTAATACCATTATTTTCACATAATAAATTTTTTTCAATATCTTTTTTCCATATTTCGCCAGCAGTAATATTTTTAAGTTCAATTATATCTGTTTCTTTATAAAATCTTGAATCTGCATGCCAATATGTACCGTCATATTCAAATGCTAATTTTAACTCTGGTAAATATATATCAAGTTCTTTCGGTGAAATAATTGTTCGTACATTTTCTAAAATTTCATTATTATATAAAGTTTTAATATAATTTAGTAATTCTTTTTCACCTTGACTTTTTCCATGAAAAATGATACGTTTACATTTTGGACAAAAATTAGATGAATAATGATTTAATAACATAAAGAAACCCGTTCTGGATATTTCAAATTCGTTATTACATTCATTACATAATAATTTAACAATATATTTATTTTTATATAATAATGTTAAATTATAATTTTTTAAACGTTCTAATAATTTTTCATTCCATATATTTTTTAATTTTTCTTTAAATTCTGGTGTTTGAGTATATGATACTTTACCATATTTTTTAAAATTGTTTTCTTTTCTTTTATTTAATACTTGTTCATTTTGAATAGAAACTTCAACACCATATTTTTTAATACACGTATTTTTTATTTTATTTCTAATTATTTTAGATTTATTTGGATTTTCAACTCCAAAATTTTTTAAAGCAGTATTTTTCTTTTTATTTTTTATTATATTACTTTGACTTGGGTTTTTTACTCCATATTTTTCTAAACATGTTTTTATACCTTTTTCTTTTACATTATTAGATTGTAATGAATATTCTACTCCAAATTTTTTTAAATTGGTTTGTTTTGTTTTTTCTTTAATTATTTTTGATTGTGATATATATTCTACACCATATTTTTTCAAACATGTTTGTTTTTTCTTTTCTTTTACTAAATCAGATTTTTGTGCAATACTACAATTACAGCTTTTACAGATTAATGACGTGGTTAAATTTCTAAAAGTTTGTATCTTTTCTTTTTTACAATTAAAACAAATAAATTTAACTTTTTTATAAATATATTTAATTTTTGGTTTTAATTTATTATATTCATTATAATCATTAATATCTTTTATAAATATTATATTATCAGACATAATAATCTCCAGTTATTGTGTTTGTGTAGAGATAAAAGCTGAATCCTTTTATCTCTTTTTATTTATAAATAATAATATCAGATAAATGGAGTAAAATATGTCTGGAATAACTACACAAATTAATGATTTTACTAATAATAAATTTATTGTTCGTTTTTCTAATATAGTTAATATGACAAATTATAACATTGACGTGCATGTTCTTGATAATTACGTCAAGAACGTAAGTGTTCCCGATTTTTCTATACCTATGCTTGATACACGTTATCAGCATGAAAGGCAATTACATCCAAATCCGATTGGTGCAAGAGATTTGCAGACAATGAATATCGAATTCATGTTAGATGAAAATATGCAAAATTATTACTTATTCTATTGTTGGATTTATTGGATGCGTTTTGGTGAAGCATGTGGAAAAACCAACCTTAAAGGTGATGAACTTTTGAGAATGGACTGTATCGATGCTATCGAACTTATTTCTTTGAACAATAATAATAAGATTATTTCCAAGATGAAGTTCAAACATGCAATCCCAAATAATCTTGCACAGTTATCTTTGCAATATGGTTCTGCTGATAATGTTACGTTCGTATGCACTTTTGAATATGAACAAATTGAGCTACAGCTTGAAAATAAAGAAGATTTAATCGAGACAATAGACAGAACAATTCAGTAAAACTTAGAATTAAATTTTTACGGGCTTTAAAATGGCCCGTTTTTTATTATTTTATAAATATATAAATGTTAAAAGACCAATTACATATAGCAATAGATGATAATGAATGTGACCGTACTAATAATATAGTAAACGGATATTTTTATATTATGTATTATAATGCTATGACGGAACAATCTCATAAAGACGGTTTTGACAAGGCGCCTGTAATTTATTGTTTCGCGCCAGATCAAAATAATATAAATTGTTTCTGGGGAGTTAATTTTCATTATTTTAATAAACATATACAGGAGTATATTTTACAAGGAATGATAGACTATTATGACATAACCAATGGTAATGATAAACGGATTATTCTTGGTCCGAAAGAATTATATAATCTCTATACGAATATAGTTCAAGGAGTCAAATGTTATAATAGGAAGGGAGTTTTGGACGCATATAGGATAAAAAATCAATATATACCGAAATATTTAGAAGTATCACCCGAATTCATAATGACTAATAAAAATAAGGTCAACATAGAATTTAATCTTGCCCCTGGAAATAAAGGTTTTTAATGGATTACCAGAAAATATATTGGGATATAATTTATAGAGCGCAAAAACGAGATAACAATTTATTATTAGAAGTAGAAAAACATCATATCATTCCTCGAAGCGAGGGCGGTTCTTCTAAAAAATCAAATCTTGTTGAATTAACTATAAAGGAACACTTTATAGCTCATAAGTTATTAATTAAAATGGGAAAATGTCTTAAATATTGCTATAGACATCTTAAATCCAGTAGAGATTATGTTAAGGAAAAAAGGAAAGAACGAAAGAAAAAAGGTCTATATTATGAACATAAAGATTCAGAATTCTTATAATTATAAATAATATAAAATTTATAGGAGAATTTATGAATTTAACAGAAGCGTTGAAACTTTTAAAAAATAATAATTATTTAATAGAACGCTATTATGATGAGCCTGAAACAGAAACTATTAAAGCGCCTATTATAATTAGTAATTTTATTAACTATAAGGGTGAACCATCTAAAATGCCTGAGGAAATAGTCTGTAAACTTGGGTTGTCTAATATTGAAAAAGAAAAAATAGAAAATATATTACCTAATTTTATAAAAATATTTGATTCATCTTACGATACAAATGAGGGTGATGAAAATTTTATTAATATAGACGTTATTTACAGAGGTGAAAGCGCAAGCTGGGATGGTAAAGATTTCGCAACATACGACCCTGGTTATGGAGAGACAGAAATAATTGATAATACTTCCAAAGAAGATGTTGATGAAGCGATAAAAATTACTCTTAACGACTGGTGCAGCGAAAGTACCTTAATTGATTATTTGGAAATATTTAATTTAAGTAATATGGAAATATTAAAAGATAAACTTGCAAAAATTTATAATATAATCGTGAATCGTTCAGAAAAAGATAATATTGGTTAATAAAAAAAATTAAATTATTTTTATAAAGTATTGCATTTTGCAATACTTTTCTATATTTAATGTAAAATTAAGGAAACATATAATGAAAGTATTGTTATTCGATATTTCAAATCTTATGATGAGATGTCTGTTTGCACAGATACCAAGTCCTACAGAAACGAAATTCAGAGAATTTAAAATGACTTTCTTATCATCATTTATGAAAGTTATTAAGGACAATAATCCAGACAAGGTTATAGTTGTAGAAGATTCAGAAAGCTGGAGAAAAGAAATTTATCCAGATTATAAAGCCAATAGAGCTGCAAAGAGAGAAGCATCAGTTGTTAACTTCGATGTTTTCTTTCCTGTTTTTGCTGAATTTCTTGAAAAATTACAAAAGTGCTTTGGCAATATTCAGTTCATGAAAATTCCCAGAAGTGAAGCTGATGATATCATAGCAATTATTGTGAAAAATAAACCGGAATGGGAAATTATAAACGTTTCAGGGGATAAAGATTTTTATCAACTCTATCAATTTCGAAATTATCGACAATTCGATGGTGTAAAACATGAATTTATCGAATGTTTTAATCCAGAACAAGAATTGCTATTAAAAATTATTCTTGGTGATAAGAATGATAATATTCCAGGTCTTAAACGTGGCGTCGGGCCAGTAAAAGCAATGAATATAATAAATGAAAATCTTGATACATGGATTAATGAGCAATGTCTTAGAGAACGCTATGAAATGAATACAAAATTGATTTCGTTTAAATGTATTCCTAAAGATATTGAAATTGCTATTATGGAAAGTCTAAATAATTTTATTCCAGGTAAATTTGACGGTAAACAATATTTTAAATTTGTTCAAATGGAAGGTCTTCCTGGACTTATGACGTCATTAGTAGAATATTCAGAAATTATTAAAAAGTTAAAATAAAGGAAATAAATGCAAAGTAATGTAGTAAACGCGTTATTTGGACCATATACAACAATTATCAAAGATAAATGTATAGCAAACCCACCTAAAATCATTAAATCTTCAAATGGCAGTTCTGAAGAATGTGGATTTACTCAGATTGTTAAAACAAATACAAATCTAAGTATTCTTCATAAATCTCAGAATCCAAATTATATTCCACTTTATGAGGCACACAAGAAAGATCCTAATGATTGGCGATTTACAGATTTTGACCGAAGTGAAGGTGATCTTTATTTGTCAGGTTTTAGAATCGATGTAAAAATTGCTTCACAATTATATGATGAATCAAAGACAAGTAAAGGATTACCATCATGGGTCGCAGGATCAATACCCTTAACTAGTCTCGTTGATTTCCCAAAAGGTGATGGCCGTTCATTATATCTGTGTGCTGCTTATGATTGGTCAAGAATATTTGTTGTTTCTGCAGATGATGCTCTTGAATATGCAAATGAACATTTAAAATATTCACAAATATTAACAGCATTAAGAGAAATGCGAGCTGCAGGTCAAAAAATGGAAACAAAAAAGTTTGATGAGAAAAATATTTTTATAACTATTAATCAACTTCCAGTTACAGCTTATGAAGAAATTTTTTAATAAAATAAGGGTTGACTGAAAACCCTTATTTTTTTATATTTTATATTATGGAACTAAAGTATAAACATCTTTACAAAACAGTCTTAAAAGAATATCAAAATCTTAGTAAATGCTCACGATTAAAAGTTGCGGCTTTGCTTGTTGAAAAAGGTAGAATTATATCTTGTGGATATAATGGAACTCCAGCGGGTCAAACCAACTGTAATGAACTATTTAAAGTCGAAGCTGATAAATTTTATTATCGTCCAACCAAGGAAGAAGCTTGGATAGAAACAGATGAAGCAGATTGGAAGATAAGACATCATGAATTTGCAAATGAACACGAAGTCCATGCTGAACAAAGCTGTCTTGGTTATGCTTTAAAGTGGAAAATGGATATTTCAGGAACTTCTATGGTTTTATCTCACGAACCTTGTGAATCATGTGCAAGACTTATTTACTGTTGCGGCATTAAACACGTCATGTATGTTAATAAATATGATCGTGGTTCAAAAGGAATTGAATTCCTAGAAAATAATGGAGTTGAAGTAGAAAAAATATGAGTAATATAAATTATAGCATGATTGTCGCCGCTTCTGATAATAACGTTATCGGTAAGAATGGAACAATACCATGGCATCTAAAAACTGATTTACAAAGATTTAAAGAACTTACTACTAATCATTGCGTCATTATGGGTCGCAAGTGTTATGAATCTATTGGTAAGCCATTGCCTAATAGAACAAATATTGTAGTTTCATCAAATATGGATC